CAAATGACAAATACAAAGGAATCATTATGTTCTTCTTAGTCGATGGTTCACCTTATTACGAATACGCACCTTTCCAATGTTCCGAAGAAGAATATGAAACATGGCAAGAAGAAATGATGGTCAAACACAAAGAACACACTTGGAATTGTAACATCTATTATCGCATTGATACAATTAGCTGTGTTCTGGTTCTTCGAAATAAAATATGGGCACAAGCCGCTATTGAAAAGTTGCGCGAGGTTTGGGATATCATTGTTTATGAACGGCAGCATGGTTATGAACATAGAATGCCTAAACAAAGAACTGTTAAGACTTCTGGCAAAACAACTGTTGTCAAACTTGACGAATTCGCAAATATTAATATGGACAAAGAAGACATTGGTCCAGCACCATGTATTTTAGCTAACCCAGCAACTTTACAGAAAAGACCAAGAAATCAAGAGGAGACTGAAAAGAGCGACAAAATTTGTAAAAATGAAGCAAATATATTATTTGTAGAAACTGAAACAAATTAATTCTTGCGACATGTATCATAGAAATTTACCCGAATGCCTGAGCCCCAATCTGGAGCAGTTGGCTCTATAAAATTGTCTGGAACAATCTTTTTATAAAAAGCATTACATAATTCCGGGGGAGAACACTTTCCATTACTTGGATTATTCCAATACTTAATAAGATTAGTCTTCATAGAACGAGCTGGATACGTAGGATAATCTTTCCATTGTGTATCATAAGTTAAATCTGATAAATGAAAGGGAGTGTTTGCAGGATACCACGGTTCTAAAGGCAACTTTGTTTCTGACTCTGGGTAATTACCGGGTGTTATGTTTGACATACCTTCCTTCGTAGAAAACAAATCTTTTAGTTGAGTCCATAACCCACTGAATACTAAAAATACTCCTATGAATGTAATAATAGATCCTAAAAGAACATTTTGACTAACAAATTTCAAATAAGCTGCTAGTCCAACTAAAGAAACTGTTACTAAACCTGACAAAAATAAGATTGTAGCGTTCATCTATAGATAATCAAGACATTTTTGTTCGGAAGGAAGTCATTTAAAGGTGAGTGACTATTTATATATAGTATGTCAAACATGGCAAACGAAGAGATGCGTGTTATTAAGCGAGATGGCAGACTAGAAGAAATTTCTTTTGACAAGATTCTTCGTAGAGTTAAGTCAATTGGAAATGAGGCAAATCTTAGCTTAAACTACACTCAGTTTGTTATGAAAGTAATTGACCAGTTACATGACAAGATAACAACAAGGCAGATTGATGAACTCGCAGCCGAACAGTGTGCTGGCTTAGTAACTACACATCCTGACTACGGGATTTTAGCATCTCATATAGTTGTATCAAACATGCACAAGGAAAGTCCAACTTCATTTAGTGAATGTATTTCTATTCTTAGATCATTTGTTAATAATGCTGGTAAGGAATCCCCTTTAATTCACTGTAATATAGCAAAATTTATTGAATATAACACAAAAATCTTAGATGGAGCCATTGATAAGTCACGTGATTATCTCCTTGATTATTTTGGTCTAAAAACATTGGAGCGTAGCTACTTGATGTCTGTTAACGGAAAAAGAATTGAAACCCCTCAATATATGTTTATGCGCGTTGCGTGCGGAATCCATATTCCCTCTAAAAACTTTGTTTTGAAAAACCAAGAAGAAACTGACAAGATTCTTGAAGCAGTGATAGAGACTTACAATTTAATGTCTCAGAAGTATTTTATTCACGCTACTCCTACTTTATTTAATGCTGGCACCCCTCGTCCTCAGCTCAGTTCATGTTACCTTATTGGTATGGAAGACGATAGTATTGATGGTATTTTTAGCACATTAAAGGATTGTGCTACAATAAGCAAGTGGGCCGGAGGAATTGGCCTACATGTTCATAATATTCGTTCTACGGGAAGTCACATTCGTGGCACAAATGGTCATAGTAATGGATTGGTTCCTATGCTTCGTGTTTTTAATTCTACTGCGCGATATGTTGACCAAGGTGGTGGTAAAAGAAACGGAAGTTTTGCAATCTATGTAGAACCTTGGCACGGTGATATTTTTGAGTTTTTGGACTTAAGAAAGAATCATGGAGATGAAGAACTCAGGGCACGTGACTTATTCTACGCACTATGGATTCCAGACTTGTTTATGGAACGAGTAAAAGGAGATGCAAATTGGTCCTTATTTTGTCCAGATGCTTGCCCAGACCTTTCCGAATCATATGGAAGTAAATTCGCGGAGTTATACATAAAATACGAGTCGGAAGGAAAAGCAGTAAAAGTTGTAAAGGCCAGGGAACTATTCTGGGCAATTTTGGATAGCCAGATGGAAACCGGAACACCCTATATGCTATACAAAGATGCAGCAAATTTAAAAAGTAATCAGAAAAACTTAGGCACAATTAAGTCAAGTAACCTGTGTACAGAGATTATTGAGTATAGTTCTTCTAAAGAGACTGCTGTTTGTAATTTAGCTTCTATTGCTTTGTCGAAGTTCGTCAAACAAGACAAGACATTTGATTATGATAAATTAGTCGATGTAACACGGGTAGTTACAAGAAACCTGAACAAGGTGATTGATGTGAACTTCTATCCTACTGAGAAGACGCTTACTAGTAACATGAAACATAGACCTATTGGAATTGGGGTCCAAGGTCTTGCGGATGTGTTTGCAATGATGGATATGCCATTTCATTCTGATCGTGCCAGACAAGTTAATATTGATATATTTGAGTCAATTTATTATGGGGCAGTTACCGCTAGTATCGAGTTGGCAAAAAAACTAGACGCCTATGAAAGCTTTAGTGGTTCGCCTGCTTCTGAAGGCAAGTTACAGTTTGACCTATGGAATATTAAACCTTCCGCAAGATATAATTGGAAACAAGTGAAGGAAGACGTGGTCAGATATGGAATGCGGAACTCTCTATTAGTTGCGCCAATGCCTACTGCTAGCACTTCCCAAATTCTGGGAAACAATGAATGCTTCGAGCCATTCACTAGCAATATATATAAGCGTAGAACACTTGCTGGAGAGTTTATTGTTGTCAACAAACACCTTCTACGTGACCTCGTGGAGTTGGGTCTTTGGACTAAAGAGTTAAAAGACAATATGGTTGCTAATAATGGAAGTATTCAACAAATTGAAGGTATTCCTGAGAATATTAAGCAAAAATACAAAATTGTATGGGAGATTCCAATGCGTCATGTGATTGATATGGCAGCAGATAGAGCACCTTACATTTGTCAAAGCCAGAGCATGAATCTCTGGATAGAAGATCCAAAATACAACACACTTACATCTATGCACTTCTATGCTTGGCAGAAGGGACTAAAAACTGGCCTTTATTACCTTCGTCGTAAGCCTAAACACCAACCACAACAATTTACAATTGTCCCTAAGTCTGAAAGAAACAATAGTTCAGACGATGATAATGAACCAGAATGCCTTATGTGTAGCGGATAACAAACAATCTTTTTCTTTTTAAAGGTCTAACATATAGAAATTATATATTTTCAATATGTTAGATAAAGTCTTATACCATAATTTAGGTGATAGGAATACATTTTTGTCGCCATAAAGTAGCAAATGACCTATTATCATAAATAATGTCTTGTTGCTGTTTCAACATAATAAAGCATCTCAAACAACATAATACATCAGCCAAACTATCATGTAATCCACTTGGAACATAATTAAATAAATACTGATGAAGCTCTAACAACTTAGGATACTTATGATAGTGTTCGCCTGTTGTTTTATTAATAGCATCAATCTTACATAAATCCTTTGATTCTTTCATTGTACAGAACTCATTCTTTCGGACCCCGTTCTGTGTGAACAATTGTTTCCTATTATTCCTGAACGATTCTACAATTAAGACTCTCTTGTCAAACGATATGTTGTGACCGACAATAATGTCGCATTCAGACAGCAGTTTATCAAAATGATCTAATGCGGTTGATATAGGAACACCCAAAGTTTGACTCTTTTCGATTGAAATACCATGAACTTCTTGAGCCTTTGAGTCAATATTAACTCCTGGTGGTAATTTAATAACATAATCTCCATAATCAACAAGATTTTTATTACCTACGTCATAATACACAAAGCTAAGTTGGACAACATAAGGCCAATCTTGCGTTTTGAAAATGGACGAGTTTCTTGATGCTGGAAGGCCAGTTGTTTCAGTATCAAACACCAAAATACGTGTCATTGTTTCTATTTTCTATCCAATAAAATCCTTTATGTTATTAACTCACAGGTTCAATTATTTACACAAAATATATTTAATTGTTCCATTTAAACTATTCACGTGGGTCTTTGTAAGGTTCTAACTCAATTATCATCACAGGTGGTTCTATGCCATGCTTTTCTTTATACTTATGAAACCGAGGGCCAATTAATGTCTTAACTGCTAACATACGTGCCATATTTAGAGTTAGAGTATGTGATTCTGGTAAAATCTTTGTGTAGTTAAATTTATCAATTGCTTCACAAATATTTTTATAGATACTAATATTTTGAACTCTCATTAAATACTTTTCTTCATCATCATTACTAATATAAAACTTTTGTGAATACTTTAAATTAGAAAATGGAGTAATATACGGCCGAATCATAAATTTACACCAACCAAGGACCAAAAAAGCATAATCTTTGTTTGACATATAAAAATTCAAAATATCTTCATTTTGCTTCTCATGTCCTTGTTTTTTCTTCATTGTGTTCTTCTACCTCAATTTCAATTATAGGCGCATCTTTACATTTACCAAATGTGCGTCTATGCCATTTTGTTATTCCATATGTGTCAATCGCTTTCAAATGAGACGCAGTTCCATATCCCTTGTTTTTTCGTAGATTATATAACGCATCTAGACCTTCGCATTGGTCACACATTTCATCAATATAGTTATCCCTATGATATTTAGCTAATATACTTGCCGCAGCAATAGAAGTGTATGTGTTATCACCACTTGTAACACAAGTATACGGCAAATAAACAATATTGCTATTCTTCCCTTTTCTTGGTATAGGTGTAAAATAACTTCCGTCTACAAGCAAATGAATATTATCACCAAAAGAGTTTACTTTTTCAATAACCTCAGTAACAGCTCTGTTCATAATTTTCATTGTCGCTTTTAAGGGATTTAATTCATCTACCTCTGTATTTTCAGCATATTGAACACTATAAGCAATTGCCTTTTCCATAATCACATTTGCTACTTCTCCAAGCTTTTTTCTACTCGTAAAACGTTTAGAATCTTTCATAAGTTCATGGGGGAATGTATCATCTTTTGGCAAAATAACAGCTGCTGTATAAACTCTTCCGAAAAGTGGACCACGACCAGCCTCATCAATTCCCACTTCTAGTATAGAAGTAGAAGGAAAGAGGCATTTTTCAAGACACACTTGTTTGCTTTTTGGCATTCTGAATTTCTGATTAGAATATGTTTAGCCCTCTAACAAATGATATCTGTTTCAATTTCCTGAATAAATATTTTCATATATTAGACTATATGAAGTTAGGAGCTGTACACTTGTTGATTGTTCTAATATTAGCTTTACTTGGAGCCGCAATTTTTACTCACAAGATGGTAGAAGGTCTTACAGGTCGTGGAGGTGCTACTGACCCACCAGTTGACCCTCAAACAATGGAAATACTTCCTTATGACCCTTTAGTCGCCTCGCGTAATTTACCTAGTGGAGGAATGCCAATGAATGCTATGCCTCAATTCAGTCCAGCTGTTGGTTCTATTCCAACTGCTTCCCAAATAAATGCGCAAGTATCAACTGTTTCGCCTTCCACTGCTTTACCACAAGGCATTTCTTTCAATGATATTCCAGATGGCGACGAGGACCTTTATATCAAAAAGAGTGAAATTGTTCCTCCCGTTTGTCCCGCTTGTCCCACCATCTCGGAATGCCCCAGAGAAAAGGCATGTCCACCTTGTCCAGCTTGTGCCCGTTGCCCAGAACCTGCTTTCGAATGTAAAAAGGTTCCCAACTATGCAGCTGATGCCGCTGGTGCTTACTCAGCTTTTCTACCACGACCAGTTTTAACAGACTTTAGTACTTTTGGAATGTAAGTCATTTTTGTATATTATTACTAAAATGACTTTTATATATTAATAGCGTCTTGTTTGACGCTTTTTCATTTTACGTAACTTTGACTTACGAGACTTCTTTCCACCACGTTTCTTTGTTTTTCTTTGCTTCTTTCCACCACGTTTTCCTCTTGTCGTGCGTCTAGCAGGCTGTTTCTCTTCAGGATCCTCAAAATACTCTTGTTTTTCTTCAGTTGGCTGTGGATTTGCTTGAGATGGAACAAAAGATGTTGTTGCTGGTTGAACGCTCGATGATAATTCTCTTTGTAAGTCCTCAATAGAGTAATTGTCAAACAACTCAGGACATTCTTTCGCAGCCAAATACTTGACAATTGCCTTGAATGTTTTTGGAGCCTTCAAAATCGCACCCCCGAGTGTGAGTCCCGTAAGCTTGGCAATGTTAGCAATATAGTTCATTGTCATCTCGTCAAACGCTTTCTGTCTATGAGTACATGACATTGTCGGGTCAACCCAGCTTCCAAGATAACCAAATGCTTGGTCAGTTAAACCTGCACATGGTCTACCCGTTGCACTTGTGACAAAAGGCATAAGATAATAATAACCAGCTGCTCCAACACCAGCAACTCCCATAGTTACTTTAGCAAGTGCCTTGATATAGCATGCCTTTTTTGATGCTGCACCTCCACGCCGCATCTTGCGGTTCTTACGTCCACCTTGCATCTCGCATTTCATAAGTGCTTTTGTTGCTGAAGACGGTGTATATGTCTTCAAATCATTTATTGCTTCCATGAAGCTTGGATCTTCAGGACCTAACTCCTCATACTGAGAAATAAGGTTTTTATATTGCTCATCAACAAGTTTTGTTGGTAGTGGACAAACACTATCAGACATTATAGTAATACAATAGATAATTTATAATTAATATTTTTATTTATACATTATCCATTAATGCCGCTTATCTTCTGCTATGAGTCTTTACGCGACGTCTTGTTTTGCGCCCTCCTTTGCTACTGCGACTCTTACTCCTGCTCTTACTCCTGCTCTTACTCCTGCTCTTACTATTAGGCTTAGAAATATATTCGCGAATATCTCTCATGCCTTTAGTAGCCTTCTCAGCAGAACTGAGAGAGGGTGACATTGAAGTAGCAGCTGCCTTCATTCTCTTTGCCGAACGCGATCTACTTGAAGATGAGCTACGACTCCTACTTCTTCCAGTTGTATTCTTATCCATTCCATACATTACGTCAAATGTTTCTCTTGCATTAAGCAATGCTTTATTAAGAATTCTGAAAGGCTCAGTAATTGTATAACATACTCCTTTTCTCGTACTTGAAATAACATTATCTAAGATAGGACACACATTCTTCTTGTTAAACTCAAATACCTGTTTATAGGAAGCACTCAACTTTGACATACCTTTACGGGCTAATCCCAAATATGTCTCTTGGCCAACAGCAAGACCCGCTGCACCTAAAACAGCCTTTGTAAATCTATCCCATGCAGCTTGACGCACAGCACAGCTACTATTTGGATCCACCCAAGATGTAATATATCCTAGAAATTGTTCTGATGGCCCAGCACAAGGACGTGGAACCATATCTAGAACACTTGGGACTATATTCATATAAGATAGATAAGTAATAGCGGCTCCTGAGCTCATAAACATAGCTGTAGTTAGAGCATGGCACATCTTGTCTCCTCCACCGACACGCATCCGCTTTGTGCCAGTCTCTGTCATCATGTCTAAATCATCCGCAAGTTTCTTCTCCAAATTCCTGTCTCCCGATTCGCGAGCTGCTATCAATAAATTACGTAACTCTTCTTTTACAACTGACAATGAAACACACATATCTGATTTGTTCATTAGATACTATACAATTTATAAAGATAATTTTACATTGAATGCTATTAGTATTTAGTAATAAGTAAAAAATTAAACTCTTTTTTTTATACATTTCTCATCCATCTGAAATGTGCTACATTCAAAATCATGAGGCACAATTTTAATAACACACTTTGATTTCTTTCCATATAAAGGTTCAGTACATCCTTTCTCTTTCTTGTCTTTACTAAAGTCCCATAATTTAGGCTCTTCTTCGGTACAACGCGCTCTAAAATGCTCGTAGCGCTCTCTAACATCGCAATATTTCAGTCCAGATTTCTTTCCAAGCATCTTATTTACTGTCTCATGTAAACCATAAACATACCTACTGAATGACTCCCTATCTTTCATATGACACTCTTCAATTGGATAAACCTCGAAGTTCTTTTTCAAATTATCTCGACAATGCCTACAAGGCAAAATATATTGTAGACTCTTGATAAACTCTTTATGGTGCTTCTTGTTTTCATCACTTGGCTTTATAGGGTAATTGAAACTCATTGTATGAAGAAAATGCCATATACTTGGTCCCCATACAGTAGTTAACATTCCATCACCACTGGCATAATCTTTTTTATTATATACCTTTCTAGTCAACTTCTTCTTTCCCTTAGACTTACGCACACTCTTACTCTTCATATATATAGTATTTATACACAATTATTTGAAGAAGGGCGTTTTCTGCTAAGCAAACCATAGATAAAATCTACCTGATTATCTTTTTCTACAATATTAGCCGGTTTTGTTTCAATACCAAACAATTTCTTGATGTCTCGATAGAATTCCTTTCTATTAGCATAATCACTTTCATTTACTACAACTAAGTCTCCACTTGACTTATCACGAAAAAGCATATTTGGTTACTATAAACTATTATTGGTATATTAATATGTCAAACAATCTCTAAGTATTCTGCGTTTTCGTTTTCAACCAAATATATCGTTACTATGTATATAAGATGGACAAAGTCAAGAATATGGCTAAGAAGTTGATGACTCCTCGCAGCATTATGACTATGATTGTTGTTGCTATTTTTATTGCTTCCGCAGTCTTTGCCTATAACAAATATGTCAAACCAAATATGAACCCTGTGTATGTTCCTAATAAGGAGTTTATTGAAGAAGGAAGTGACTCAAATGAAGCTATTATCTATTATTTCACAGCTCAGTGGTGTCCTATCAGTAAGAGAGTTTTTCCACAATGGGAAAAGTTTGTAGGCGATTATGATGGAAAAAAGATTAATGGCTATGTGCTCCGCACACGCGTTGTTGATTGTGAAAAGGAAACTAACTTGGCTGACCAATTCAAGATTGAGGAATATCCTACTATCAAGTTGGCCTATGATAATCAGATTATTGAGTATGATGCCAATGTTAAGTATGACACTCTGGTTGAGTTTGTGAATTCATCACTTGGTGACCAGCAATAAATGTTTTTGCACTTTCTATTCCATGTTTGACAAAATCATCCCGGCTATTTGAATTAATGAATACGTTTATCCAACCACTTGGCCCTCCTACGTCTGGAATTGAACAATATACTATCTCATGTTCGTGTTCAATTTCACTCTCTATATGGTCTATATGAAAAGCCATCATTTTCATAAGATGAGCCATAAATGATAAGAAATTAGTATCTTCTTTTAGCGTTAAATCTCTGTGGGTCCATTTAATTTTGAAACCAATTACTTCGCCCTTTATTGGATTTTCCCTCGTAATACATTCTTTTATCGGAAAATTTACCATAAGACCACCATCTATCAAGCATTTATTATCTAAAAAGCAAGGAGTTATCAATCCAGGTAATCCCATCGACATTGTTAGTAGTTCATAAACAGGCAAATCGCCATAATTATCTATTGAGAGTTCTACTTTTGTTAGTGGTTTTGTATTCACATCAACTGTATACATATAAACCAAAATACCGCATGTTTGACAGAGGTCTTTTAATGTAATGGTTGGTTTCAAACCAACTGTGCTAAACAAAGGTCCTACTGCTTTTAATAAGAGACTCTTGTCAAACAAACCCTTGCTTGTAAAAGCAGTTTGAACATCTAAGACTTTAGACGTAACTAGCACATCCCATGAGCGATTCACCAAATATTCCTCTAATTCTTCAAAAGTCAGACCATTACGTATTAAACATAATAGAATAGCAAGTAGCGCACCTGAAGAGCAACCATAAATAGATTCAATATTATTGATATTCCATATTTCTTTTTTGTGAAGTTCAAATAATGCCCCAAATATTCCAAAGAGTGAAGGTCCTCCTCCTGATAAAACTAAGTGTTTGACCACCATAACTATACAGTGTAGAGAACTCCTGATATATTTTTCTACGCGGTAATTATCTATAAGAAATAATGACCAGTTTGTTTACTTTTAGTGATGACATAGAAGAGCCCGAAAAGATTTCATTGGATGAGCTTTATGAAGGCAAACAGAAACGCGATTTACGAGTATTAAAGACCTTTAAGACAATTTTGGCAAGAATTCACAATAAAATAAAAATTACTGCGCGTCAACAAGTAGACCAGCAATTCTGTTGGTTTGTCGTTCCTGAGTTCATGTTAGGAGTGCCTAGTTATAACCATAATGAATGTGTCGTCTTTCTCGTAGAGAAGTTAATGGATAATGGCTTTAGGGTTAAATATACACACCCAAACCTTCTACTTATATCTTGGCATCACTGGGTTCCAGATTATGTTCGTCAAGAATTGAAAAAGAAAACAGGTGTTGAAGTTGATGGGCAAGGTAATTTTGTTAAGAAGGGTGAAGTTAAAGAAGACTTAACTGGACTCCCTTTTGCTACACAATCTTTAAAGAATGATGAAAAAGAGCCTGAAAAAGAATATCGTGACGTCAAGACATACAATCCAAGAGGAGGCTTGGTATATAAAGAATCATTACTCAAAGATTTACAAAATAGATTTAATTCTTAAAACTATGACTTAGAATATAATGATTTTATATGTTATAAAGCATGAGAACACAATATCTGCTCATTGCTCTGGCCATCTCCTCGGTGGCTTGTGCTGATCTTTATGATGATGTGGCTATCCCAGACACTTTTATGGAGGAATCTCTTCCGGATAAGCCAACTGCTATTCCGCAAGATATAATTAATATAAATAATAGTGTAAGTGACTTTACACTATCTCAAATGACCATGGATGTAGAAAACAATCCTGAAGAAGACGATAATGATGATATTATTAGTGACGATGATATTGATTTGATTCCTGCGGTTTCAAGAAGGCTATTAAGTAGTCGTGCGAGAGCAAGAGCCAGAGCTGCCGCACAAGCAAGAGCGAGAGCTGCTGCACAAGCAAGAGCGAGGGCAAAAGCTGCCACACAAGCAAGAGCGAGAGCTGCTGCACAAGCAAGAGCGAGAGCTGCTGCACAAGCAAGAGCGAGGGCAAAAGCTGCCACACAAGCAAGAGCGAGGGCAAGAGCTGCCGCACAAGCAAGAGCAAGAGCTGCTGCACAAGCAAGAGCGAGGGCAAAAGCTGCCACACAAGCAAGAGCAAGAGCTGCCGCACAAGCAAGAGCAAGAGCTGCCGCACAAGCAAGAGCAAGAGCTGCCGCACAAGCAAGAGCGAGAGCAAGAGCTGCCACACAAGCAAGAGCGAGGGCAAGAGCTGCTGCACAAGCAAGAGCAAGATCTGCCGCACAAGCAAGAGCGAGGGCAAAAGCTGCCACACAAGCAAGA